TCGTGCCCGAACCAACGTCTACATCACGGAACTCTCCGGGTGCGATTGGTGTGTCATCTCCCTTGATTCGCAGGCCCCGTGTCTTGAGTCCACCGGGGAGATTGCTGAGTGTTCCTGCATCAACAAGTTGTCGCATGAGGGACGTAGCGGATTTAGCAAAACCTCCGATAAGATGGAAAAGCCCGAAGCCGTAAGCTCCAAAACCTGGGATGTACTGGTAATGAACAAAATGCTGGCGCTTGAGTCTGAGGTCATCTTCTTCCTTCCAGTTGCGGCGGATTGACAGGATGTCGTTGGAGCCTTTAATCAACGTGACAACGTACGGCAACATGATGCCGGTCTCTTCTTCCTCGCCATCATCGTCTTCAGACATGTCCTCGTAACCTTCAAGGTTCAGGTCAACGTGGCACTCATACAGTGTGTAGCGGTCGTCGTTCAAGTCACTAAAGCCTGTCTCTTTGTCTTTGGCTTTCTGAATGTCGGTTAACTCTTTTGGAGAGTCGGGCAACTCAATGTCAAGGTAGAAGCCTGCTTGCTGCAACTTGATGATCTCATTCTTGGTCTTGCGCATGACGTGCGTGATGCGGTAGCAAGTGTCCAAGTCTGTTGTTCCGTACGGCAGATACATATCTTCCGCAGGAATAAACATCGACACCTGACGTCCCAAGTTGGGATCGTAGTAGACCTTCTTAAACGCTGAGCCTGTGGCTGGCAGTGACCAGAGCATGCGCTCATGCTCAGCGCGGTACTCCGTCATGACTTCGGTCAACTCGTAGTTCATGTCATCTTCGACATTGATTGCGATCTCTTTCATCTCTGGCGTTTCTTTGCCGATGAGTTTGCTACGCACAGGCCCTTGGGCTGGGAACGTCTCAGTGATTGTCTCTGCTTGGAAGCGCACAACGGCTTCTGTAATCATGGGGTGGAACACACCGCATGCGCCATTCCATGGTTCAGTGCGCTCTTCAATCTGTAAGCCCAGAAGTTTCAGACCGTCAACGTACGTCTTCTCCCAATCTTTGCGGCCATTCTTGTCGTTGTCAATGTCAGACACCAAGTCGCCAGCAAGCGACTGCAACGCACCACTTTTTATGTACTCGGCCAAGTTATCGTCAAAACCCTCTTCAGCGTCGCCCTCTCCGGGCTTAAGAGTGATCTCCACCCCGTCCATGCCAATGGTGACTTCTTCGGGATCAACGATCTCGATCTCAATAGGAGATTCCTGTTCGCCCAGCGCGTCAATGCCCACGGGTTGTTGGTACAGCGCTTTGTCGATGTTCGTTGCCATGTGTATTCCTAGTAGTATTCGTATTTCCGGCTGCGAAAGAGCGCAAGGTCATCTTTCTCGTCCGTGTCTAAACTGATAAAGCCACCTTGCCTAAAGCGTAGCAGCGCCTGTGTTGTCGTGTCCACGAAGTCGTCGTGCTCCCCAACTGGGAACGCGGCCATCTCTTCAATCACTTCTCGTGCCCAGCGTGTGTCGGGTGCCCAGACTTTACCTGAACTGAATAAATCCGCAACCGCGTTGACACGCACCATCTTGTCATTGCCCCTTGACGGGCTGAACTCTTGCACGGGGATTCCCAACGCCCTGAGTTCCTGAATCAACGGCCCCCCAGATGCCTTTTTCTCCACAATGAACGCATCCGGTTCCCACTCTTTGTACTGCTTAAGCGCCACCACCTTAAGCTCAGGGAAAGCCATACGATCTTTAAACGCATCCAGTAGGATAAGTTGGGGCGAGTCATTTTCTTCCTCGTTGTAGAAGATGCCCCACGTTGTACACGCAGAGTAGTCGGATGTATTCTTAGTTTCAAACGCCGTATCCCAAGACTGAATGATGTATTCGCACCTTGGTGGGTCATCCGGCTCCCAAATACGCCACATCTTACGGCTGACAATAGCGGAGCTCTCACTGGTGGGCTGCTGCATGTACTGCGCGTTCCAATAACGCGGGTCAATACTGGCTTTCGTAGACTTCAACGCCTCAAGTGACCACTGCTCTGGCCACAGGGACTTCTCGTCCTCGTCCCCGTCGTTCAAAATGGCCGGCAACTCCACGATTTCCCATGGAATAGCCTCTGGGTTCTTGGTTTGGTAGTCAATCAGGCGCCCAGTCAGGTCTAAGAGCGACCAACGGGTCATCACAATGATAATCCCACCGCCCGGCATCAGACGTTGTAGTGGGCCCGTCTGGAACCAAGACCAAGCGGTATCAAACGCAAGTCGAGAGTTGGACTTTACGTCCTGCTCCGAGTGAGGATCGTCAATAACGAACAGATCAGCACCACGACCAGCAAGAGCGCCCCCGACACCAGCAGCATAGTACTGACCGCCAGCGCTTGTAGACCACTTACCAGCGGCTTTTTGGTCATCTGCCACCATTGTTTGGGGGAAAACTTCACGGTATTCATCAGAATCAATCAAGTTACGTATGCGCCGCCCGAAGTCTTCAGACAAACCCGCAGTGTGCGTGCCCATGATAATCTTCTTCTCAGGATACTTGCCTAAAAAGTACGCAGGAAACAGGTAAGACGAGAACTCAGACTTACCCATACGCGGCGCGATGTTGATAATCACGCGCTTTTTCCTGCCCTCGACCACGTCGGTGAAGATTTTTGCTAGTTTTTTGTGGTGTGGGCCGATCTTAAAGCCCGGATATACCGCTTGTGCAAAGCCCAGCATGTTTGTTTTGGCTGCCTGCAGTTTGGCGCGGGACTCACGAAGCTCTAAGTCTTCAAACAACTCCATCTTTTCTTTGACGCTCATGTGCGGCAAAGCTTTGGCCATGGCCTCTAGCTCAAGTTTACTTAAGGTGGTGAAGTTCTCAGGCTTCATCTTTGTCTTCTGTCACATCGACAACGTCGATCACACCCATGAACCTGTTGAGCTTTTCTTTAATGCGCGTCTCAAGCTCTACGTCTGACATTTGGGTTTTCTTGACCTCAACCCGTTCGGTAAACAGCGCCACTTCCGTGACCTTACCAAGCATGTCCAAGGCTTTAAGCCTGATGCGTGCGTCTGGATGTTTGACTTCTTCTAGGATCTGAGCCACTGCGTAGCCCCGCAGTTCTTTGGCCTGCTCGACAAACGCCCAATCGTAGGCTGTCAGCATCCCAACTAAATGCTGCACTGCAGCAGGGGTCTTTAGATTAGCTAGCGCTTGTTGCGTATTCCCAACAGGCTGGCCAGTCACGAGAGAAGCAAAAGATTTACGGGCAGATTCTTGTTCTGCCTTAGTCTCAATCTCTTCGTCCTCAAGCTCTAAGTTCTTCAGCCACTCAGCCGTCTTGACTTTGGCGTCGATGGTCATGGCCGGATCTGCCTTTTCAAAAGACAGGACTTCCTCGGTGGCGTCGACCACCTCTGGATGAAACTCGCCGTTAATCAAATGTTCTAGCATTGCGTAGGGTTAGTGCTGGCGTCGCACTTGTTGCCTCGTTGGTGTTAGTGTACACTTCTTTTCGGTGATGGCGCAAGTCATTGCTTCTCCTTGATGGTTTTAGTTGCCATCTTTTGCCCCGGCTCGCAAGGTCGGGGCATTTTTTTATTGTGCCGTGTCCAACGTTTGACATGGTACCTTGGGAATTTTTTAAAATTTTTAGGGGGTGGGGTGTTTGGGATCAGGAATTTTGAAAATCTGATTTGCGGTTGTGGAACAGTGTTTATATACGCGTGGGTCGGGCGGCTCAATTAGGGGTGGTGGGGGATGGGTGGGGTCAACGTCACGGCAAAAACGCACCCCGCCAAAACACAAAACGCACCCATTCGGACAATAGAGGTATCGGTTAGGGAATGGTTCTTTAATCGATAGGGACATTTGTCCCGATTCACATCAAGGAAATCAAAATGACTTTATCTACACACATCACCACAGCACTCAACAGCGCATTGGCATACGGCGAGGCTATCGAGTTGGCACGCAAGGACGCCAAGGGTATGACGCGTGACGCGGTGCGCGACGTTATCTTGCCCATCGTGGCGAGCAAGTTCGGGGTGACGCTCAAGGACGGCGAGGGCAAGGCCAAGGGCACGAAGGTACTCGACAAGGATGCGGTCAAGTACGAAGCGGCCAAGAAAGCGGCTCAGAGATTATTGAAGGACATCTGCGGTGACGCATCGTCAGGCAAGCAAGAGGAGATCGAAGTGCCTGCTGAGTTGGTCGAGATGGCCAAGAAGCTGGCGAAGCTCGCTCAGAAGTACGAGGGTGCTCGATCACTGGCATCGAAAGCAGTTGCCATTGCATTTGCTCAATAATCATCGGGGACATTTGTCCCTGTTCTTCCCCGACACCGCACGAGAGAGGCTTGTGCGGTGTTTCAATTCTTGTCCAACCAAAGGAACTATCATGAAACCATCAGCAGTCATCTCGCACATCTTGTGCTCACTCACACTCGTGACATCCATCATCGTAGGCTTCAACGGCATGAACGAGTACGGCGTTGCCCCATTGTGGGCATTGCTCACGCTTGGCGGATCGTTCTTGCTAGGCTTTCAATTCATGCTCATCATCACAGGAGAATAATCATGCGCTCATTCATACAACCTCGCATCAAAGAAGTTGGCATCGTCACCATTCGTGGGCGTGACTTCCATATGCAGACCATCAGCTACGGCTCACGCCATCAGGTTCACATCTTTCGCAAGGGTGCATTGCATCTGCGTGGCATGGTGTTCGAGACTCAGGCGTTGTACGATCAATGGAAGAATGGCATGCACCAACTCGACCTGCCCTTTTGATGGGGACATTTGTCCCCGTTCAAAGATTATTGAAAGACTCAGTGATTATTGTGTTGTTTTTTAGCACAATTCCTAGGTGTCCGTGCCTATGCAAAAGTGGACGAGCGTACAGACAGCCCGCAACCCGCATGGATGTTGGCCTGCACGATTTTGCGTCCACTATATACATACTTTTATTATTATTAATATATATATATAAGAGTGTGTATAAGGGGGTGCATTTATTTTTCTTCAAGCCTTTTTTCTTTAAAGCCTTTTGCTCTTTTTGAAAAAGTATGTATATGCTGGACGCATTTCGCTGTATCATACTATCCATGCGGGCTAGCGCCTGTCTACCCAATCGTCCGCGTTCATATAGACACGGACGCAACCCCCTAAAATGTCAACCACGCACCTAGAAAGGTTCAATAATCATGTACGAAAGCTATCTCAAGCTCACCCCCAACGAGTTGCACATGCGCCTAGCCCGAAGCCAACACAAACGGCATCCTGCGGAAATTCAGTACATCAAAGATAAAGTTGCGGCTATGAAGGAGGCGATACGCGTTGATAAGATCACGCGCGCCAACAGACGCACCGAGTGGACGAAGGTGCTTGCACCTCTGAGGTACGAACTCAACAGTGCCAAGGTGGGCAGGGCCTACAACGGGGACACTTGTCCCCATCGCATCGAAGCGTTCGATGCCTACATTGCGGTGATGGAGAAGTTGAACGCCATGCTTGCGCACCCAGCCAAGGTGTTGGAGAAGACGCCCATACAGATGGCCACGGCTAAAAACTTGCCCAACAACGGCGAGCACTGGACTGACTGGATACCGCAGAGAATAAAGACGCCCATCAGTGAGGCGTTCATGGAGATACCGCATAAGGCCAAGGCCAAGCGCAAGATACCTTTCTTGCGGACAGTCACGCCCAACTTACACGCCAAGGCTAAAAAGAGATTATTGAGTAAAACAACCAAGGAGATGCAAACCTTGGAGACCCGCATCCTCATGCAACCTACCGAAGAAAGGCAAGACCAACTCAAGAAAATGCAAGCAGCACTCAAGATTATTGAAGCAATGGAGGATGGTGTATTCATCCCAGCCTCTTGGCGAGGCATCGTCACCGAGTGACGACCAGTTTCACTGATGGGGACAAATGTCCCCATTGGGAATCCCTGTGGAATCCACGTGGAATCCCTTTACGCAACGCCTGTCGGCGCCGAGCATCACGCTCATACTAAAAACTCAAATCACGGAGAAGCAAATGAAAGTAGCTGAATTAATCCAAGCCCTAAATGAGATGCCACAGGATATGCCTGTGCATTTCTGGGCGAATGGCGAACGCCAAACCATCATCGAAGTACGTGATGTGGGTGACTGCGTTGACCTGTACGAAGAAGAAGCATCACGCATCACAGTTTATTTTGAAGCTGGGGCAGGCGCGCACGTAGTCGCCCAGTTTGACAACGAAGAAACCTACATGGCGTGCTTCCCTGCATTGGAGCAGTTGGCCATGCTCAAGGGCTACACCATCACAGAAAGCAAAGGAGAAAACCATGGCAACTAAAGCCAAACCTAAACACAAGACCAACATCCAGTTGGTTACCGATCTGATGACGCACTCACAGCAGGGCGTACTCATACAGGCGTTCGTCATCGAGGCGATACACGCCTACTCGAAACAAACCAAGGTCGCACCGCCATGGTCTACGGACAACACGTTCATCAGCGAAGCTGCTTGGCGTGCGTGTGCTGACGAGGCACTGGACGCTATCAACAACAGGAGTAAATGAAATGAAAGTATACGAACTAACAGGACACGCCCTCAACTGGGCAGTAGCAATGGCAGAGGGTGACAAGGTGTACCGCCCACGCTTGGGCAGACCCTCCAACTGGGACAAAGAAGCGTATCTTGCGGATGGTTCAGACGACAGGTGGGTAGTGCGTGTGGAGAACCGTAGAGTCGCTCAATTTGTGGACTGGACATACAACCCAAGCGGGGACTGGATGCAAGGTGGCCCGATCATTGAGCGCGAGCGCATCACGGTTATCGCCATGCCAAACGGGACGTGGGCAACCAGCACTCCGCTACATTCTTTCCATCACCCCACACCACTCATCGCCGCTATGCGGTGCTATGTGGAAAGCAAGCTCGGCAACGAGATTGACATACCCGCAGAACTTTTAAACCAAGGAACGACAGTGTAAGTAAACCCATCGGGGACAGGGACAAATGTCCCCATTCATAGCAACTCAAGGAGAAACAATATGTCTACAACAGACAACACATACAACTGGCAACATATGCTAGAGATCATTCAAAGAGCGGCCTCGGCTGTGCGTGACGTTGACCGCCAACTGCGTCGCCAATGGCATGACACAGATGACGCAGATGAGATGGAGGCGATCAGCATCAAGCGCGATGCTAGGCACTGGGTCATTCGTGAGATGGACAGCTACCCCATGCACCCCGTCATCGATGCGGCCATCAAGCTCGTGCGTCCCATCGACTGGCAACAGTTGTTTCTTGAATGGCCTCACATATCCCAAGGTGACCGCACCCGCATCGCCTACACACAGAACGAGGCCAAGGGTCAGAAGAACGTGCAGACGGTCACCTCGGTGGGCAAGTATCTCAACAGGCACTTCCCTCTGCCCGATCACACCATTCGTGATCTCGTTGCGCGTCATGGGTCAGCGGCTCGCTATCAGTTCGTGCATACGACTGCCGAGATGATCTACCATCTACACAAGGGCCCAGGTTCTTGCATGGTCTGGCGTGAGGATCGCGGTATCAACTGTCGTGACGGCGTGACTCGTCACCCATACGAGACGTACGATCCCAAGTATGGCTGGCACATGGCTGTGCGCATCGAGGGCGATGAGACTGTTGGCCGTGCGCTATGTATGACCAGCCCCACTGACGACAAGAAGTACTATGTCAGGACGTACGCTAGACCTTCCAACCACGGCGGGTACAGTGAGACCGACAACGGCATGGAGAACTGGCTTGCCGAGCAGGGCTACCACAAGCGCGACTGCTGGCGTGATGGCGAGAGGCTTGCGTACCACGAGACGTACGATCACTTCCTTGCACCATACCTTGACGGCGGTGAGAAGCGCGTGACGCTTGACGTAGGCAACAAGTGCGTTGTGGTCGACAATGATGGCGAGTATGTCTGCGATCAGACAGGCGGTGTACCTACGGATGACAGTGGTGACTACTTCGACTGCGAGGACTGCGGTGATCGTACCGATGACAATGACGGCTATTGGGTCGGACGTGGTGAGGACACCCGTGTCTGTGAGTCGTGTCTCAGTAACGACTACACCTATGTGTACGGCAGACGTGGGGCTCAGTACCATGTACACAACGACAACGTGGTGTATGTCGACTCTCAAAGCGAGCACTATGACGTTGACTACCTTGATGACAACGAGATCATCGAGCTTAACAACGGCGATTACGTCCCGCTTGATGAGGCCATCGAGGTTGACGGCGATTGGTATCACGTAGACGATGACCGCATATGCCGTACCGAGGACACCGATGAGTTCTTGCGTATCAATGATGGGTGCTGGCAATGCGAGGAGTCAGGCAACTGGTACACCGATGCTGTTGACTATGTTGAGGTAGAGGGCTGCAAGTATCACCCTGACCATGCCCCTGCTACTGACGATGCCGAGGACGATGGCGATACTGCCGTAGCTGTTGCCCCTGTCGTTACTAAGCCCGAGGCTACCATGCTGACGATGGAGATGCTCAGTGAGGTCGCTCTGGTCGAGGACTACACAGTTGCGGGCTCCTTCGTACGCTTCAGCATGACGCTACTGCATGACGGGGTCAAGCTGTTCGCCCATCGTGACTTAGCTTCTGATCACATCATGAGGCACGGCATGGAGCAGATGCGTATTGAGATGCGCAAGATCATCAGCACCGAGTTGATGTACATGGCATCGATCAATGCCAATCTCAAACTTGAATCAACCGACACAATCTAAGGAAACAATCATGGCTAAACGTAAACAACAACCCATCATCGTACGCACACTTGAACGTGCGCTATCCCGTAAACGTCCACACAAGACACACGAGGTATCCAACTTCACCGCATGGCTGTTCGAGCATCTGCCTGCTGAACTCAAGTCATTCACATTCGTTGATGGTGCAGGTAACCTACACATCGATGCGCGTGGTGCGGGTAGCAAGACTCTGTTCATCGCTCACGTTGACACAGTACACAAGGACACAGGCGTCAACCTCATCAAGAAGACGCAGACCCATTGGTATGCCAACGGCGCCCCTCTCGGTGCTGACGATGGTGCGGGTTGTGCCATGCTCATGCACCTCATCCACTCAGGTGTCAAGGGCTACTACATCTTCAGCCAAGGCGAGGAGTGCGGTGGCATCGGTGCCAAGCACATCGCTGACAAACACAAGGACTTGCTCAAGCAGTTCGACAGAGCAATTGCGTTCGACAGGCGTGGTATCGATAGCGTCATCAGTCATCAGGGTATGGGTCGCTGTGCCTCAGATACATTCTGCCAAGCCCTTGCGTCTGCGCTCAACGAGCACAACGACAACCTGATGTACTCGCCTGACGACACGGGTGTGTACACCGACACTGCTGAGTTCACCGATGACATACCTGAGTGCACCAACATCAGTGTCGGTTACTACAACGAGCATGGCGATCGTGAGAACCTTGACATCGTGCACTTTGCAGCACTCGCTATTGCCGTGGCCAAGCTCGACTGGGAGGCATTGCCTACTGATCGTGACCCGACTGTGCCTGAGTACAAGGACTATGGGTATGGCAAACACAACTACAACACTGCATGGTGGTCAAACTATGGCGTGTACAAGGACGACATGGGTGCTAAGAATGATCTGATTGTGCCAGCCAAATGGCATGACGACGAGGAGTACTTCGAGACAGAGATTCTGTTCGATGCTCTCTACGATGCGCAAGCTGGGTACTACGATGACATCATCAACCTGATCGCCGAGTGTGTGTATCCCGAAGATCCAGTGTTCGCTATCAAGTTCTTGAGCAAGCGCAAGCTGACTGACGATTTATTAGAAGAGGCCAAGCAAATGGCCCGAGCCTACGACGCACCGACTGTGCTCTGCACACTGTTCGATGCGATTCACTGTGAAGCATGAAAGGAGAAAGCAAATGACTAAGACAGGGTGGCCACCGCCACCTCTGATGCAGGACGACAACCCACAACTTAGCCGATGGTTTGCAAGCAGACCTGACGCTCGATATGTTTTTATACGTAACCAAAGGAAGAAGCAAATGAAATATGAAGTACAAGTAGTTATGTCCTACTGGCAAACCATAAATGTCGAAGCCGACGATGCGGAAGACGCCAAGTACAAAGCGTTTGAAGCTTTTGACATTACCAAAGCCGACATTGGTGAGGGTGAGGCATACAACATAACACTGCTTGACAAGGTGCAGTACGTAGTCAGAAACCACAACCACACAGTACTTGGTGTGTTTGACAACGAGCATGACGCTGAGAAAGATGCCATAGAGTATCGATACCAAACAGGCAATCCCGCCTACGTAGATAAGGAGATGGCAAATGACTGACGCACAACTACAAATGGAGGCTGATGACCTCATCGCCAAATACAAAGATGAAATCATCGAACAAGGTGATTGGTGGTGGGGCACAGACACGCACTCGTACAACATCCACTGCCTCGATGATGAATGCGATGGTTGGTACAACGTGAATGTGTACAAGGT